CGGTGAAATCAACCCAGTTGATCACCGTCGCGCCGATGGCATTTTGCGAGAGCGCCTGTGACTGAATCGTCACCCGAGTATCGAGAAGGCCACCTTGCATCGCGCTACACCGGCGGGTTGCGGTACTGCGTGAGCAGCGGGATGACAGCGAAGGGCATCTCGCGCGGCACCCCGCTCAACACGGCCGCCTCGCGATTATCTATGTAGTAGCCGGTGAGCATTCGCAGCGCTTGCATGATGGGCTGCGGGATCGCCTCGGGGCCGCTGTAACCCGCCACGAACTCGATCGACACGGCCGCCAACTGATCTTTCACATCGTCCGGCCAGTCGTAGCCATCTTTCGGCCGTAGACGCGGCGGCGTGCTGTAGAGGTCAACCTCGTATTCCGAGGCCGACCAGGTCGTCGTGCCGCCCGTGAGGTTCGTGTACGTCACGGCGACCACCGACTGCACCGGCTCGCGCGGGAGCACGAGATAGTCCGTCATCGGGAAATCATCAATCGTCATCACAAACGTCGTCGGACACAGCGCAAGACCACAGAGCGTTTCAATGTGGGTACGCGCCGCGAGGATGAAGCCCGCGATGACGCCATCCTCAGCGAACGAATCAAAGCGCGAGTGCGCTCTAGCCTCGGTGAGCGTCAGCGGCTCGGCGGTTGGAGCCGTTTTGACTCGCAGCCCGTACTGAATCGGAAAGTGTCGATGCACGTTTGGCCCTCAAATCTGCCAGCCGACCTCGCGAGGTCGCGGCACTCCGTGAAAACAGACGACGCGCTCTTGGCGTCGATCCCGCGTCCCGAGCTTTCGGGAGCTAACTTGACCGGGAAACAGTCGCTGCAACGAATCTGGCGTGCGCCCAAGGCGCTCGACGATCCAGCCCTGATCGCCCCAGCGATCTGCGCTTTGGTAGTCCCCGATCCGCTCTAGTGCGAAGCCCTGCGCGATGTGCGACCAGTCGCCCGACCACGCCATGACGCCGCTCGCAAAGCGCCGCTCGTCACTAAGTCCGAGAGCATCGAGAAGGCGTGCGGGTAGCTCGCGATTTCATCAAGCGAGCCCGCGATCACCGTGTCGAGATCGAAGTACAGCACCCGCCCTTTGAGCTGCTCAAAAAGCTCCAGCTTTGACCACCACCCCGGCCAGCCGTGTTGCAGTGCCAAGCGCTCGCACGGCACCTCAACGTCCGAGAGACACACAAAGCGATGCGGCAGCGAGAGATTCGCCGCCACGCCATCGCGCAGCCGCTCGACGTATTCCTGGTCGAAGTCGCCGCCGCTGCGCAGCACGCACGCGATGGTCAGATCACCGATCGCAGATCGCGTTTCGGAAAACATTCGAGCGCCGTGTCTCGCGTGGCGTTGATGATGTTGAGTTCAGGCGACCGTCGCGCCGCTTCATCAAAGGCGGCCGCGAAGGTGTGATACGGCGAGCGCACATTCAGCGCGCCGGGGTGATCCCCGAACCAGTGGCGCTGCGTGCCTCGCATCTTCATGTCAAAGCCGAGCAGCACGATCGGTGCGCACTCAGCGAGCACGGCAATGTTCAGCGCTTGAAAGCCGCTGTTGTCGCCGCGATGGATGAACTCCCAACTTGTTGAGAATCCCTGCCCACGCTTGCTCTTGATATACGTCAGTCGCCATTGCCGAGCGGCTCCTGCGTCTTGCGTCACGCGCGCGCCCGCAAAGCTCGTCGCGCCTTCATGCGCTTTCCACCATTGCTCATCGGCGGCGTAGAGCAAATCCGCCCAGGGCGCGAGTCGATAGTTGTCATTCACCACGATGACGCTCGCGCGTCCTCGGCAGTAGTCGACGTCCTCAGCCGTCAGGCTTGGCCCGCTTGCGATCACGACGCACGGGCGTCGATACAGCCTCGCGAAAGGGCTCCGGCGCACCGCCGAGCGCCTGTGTGTTCGACGGTGCGAGCGGCGCACGAGGCGCACTGCTCTCAGGCGCAGCCCACCCCTCTGCGACGGCGACAGCGCCGAGCTCGCCCTCAACAAGATCGCCGGGTTGAAACTGTTTCGGATACGGCTCGCCGTCGGGCGCGCCGCGAAAAGGAATTTGAACGATTGCTCTCATAGAAAAGGGGCGGGAGATCACTCCCCCGCCCCCTCGGTTTGATCAGCCGATCAGGTGGTTGCGCACTTGATGACTTTGATCGCTTGGTTGTCGGTCAGCTTGCCGCCGACGCGCTTGCGGAAGTACCACTTCACGTACCCCGGCGTCGTCACCTCATCAAGCGTCACGCGAGTGCCGACCAAGTCGACAATCGTGTAGCTCGCGTTGAAGTCAGCAAACGCAATCGGGAACGTGTTGGAACCAATGTCGGCCATCGCCTCGTTCTCGACCACCGGGTAGCCGTAGAGCGTGCCCGGAATCCCAAGCGCAAGGCCCGGCTGCCAAAGGTAGTTGGCATCGACGTCCTTAAACTTGCGAACGACCGCGAGCGTGGCTTTGTTCATCATCCAACGTGCGTTTGCGCGATAGCCAGCCTTGAGCTTGTGCGCGCAGTTGATGATGACATCGCCTGGATACGTCACCGGCGAGGTGATCGCGAGCGGCGGGAAGCCCGCTGCGGCACCTGTCGGAACGTACTGCACCTGACCGAACGTCAACGACGCATCGTCGCTCGTCGACTTGGTGTTGGTCATCACGCCGGTCGGCTTGTTCGTACCATCGCCGGTCGTGAAGGCAGTGCCTTCAGCAGCCGCAAAGGCCGTCGACACCGAGGCTGTTAGCCAGCCGGCAACGTCGAAGAACATATCGTTGAGCGATTCCTCAGTCGCTTGCGGATACGCAATCAACGAACCGAAGGTCGGAGCCACTTCGCCAAGTTGCGGCGTGTTGGTTTCCGAGCGCGCAGCCTTCTCACCGACCCAAGACGTCCCCGTCCCGAGCGTGTCAACGAGCACCTTGTAATCCGGGCTAGAAGCCGTCACTACGCGAGCGAGCGAGCGCATCGGAGATGCGTTCGTCAACTGCGTAATAATCGCGCAGTCGATCTCCTCGGGGACAGCATAGCCACCAGCCGCAGAGCCGCCCGTGCCGGTCGTGAAGACCGCCTTGCGCTGAATCTCCTGCAACTGCGCGTTCGCGCGCTGATCGCGCGGGTTACGCAGCCACTCGCCGAACGCCTTGGTGTATTCGCTCTCGGGTGCGCGCGAGTTTGCCGAGCCCATTGCAAAACGCGCAGCCTTCGCGGCGGCGTCCTGCATTTCCTTCACCGCAAGCTGAGTTTTTGCAAACTCTGCGTCGGCTTTGGCTTCAAATTCACGACGCTCTGACTCCGAGCGCTTTTCAAAGTCCTCGCGAGCGGCGCGCTCGTCGTGAACTACTTTGACAATGGCATCTAGTGCCGCTTTCGTCTCACTCATTTTGTTTGCTCCAGAAATGAAAAAGCCGCCCGTGGGCGGCTGGAAAAAGGCGAAAAAAAACCGCCGTGAGGCGGTTCGGTGTTTGGCGTTTGGAGGGCGTCGCTTAGGCGAGGCGCTCCAGAGCCGATCTCAAGTCAGACAACAGCTCGTCGTTTGCAGGCTCTCCCTGCTTCACATCCGAGTCGGGCACGGGCTCCCCCCGTGATCCCTTAAAACCTTTTGAGGTGATCTGCTCGGCATCACTGCGCGAGAAACCATGAGCGCGCAGAAACTTCTCAAAGTCGCGCTCAGTGGAAATGTTCTTCGCGCCGGTAATCCGTGCCGCGCTGTTCGCCGGGAACGTCACGGGCGACACTTCCCAAAGATCAAGATCACGCAAGGTGCGAATGCCCGTCGCGTCGTTCATCTCGGATCGCACGGTGTTGTAGCCAATGCTCAAGCCCGTGAGCGCACCCATCTTGATGAGCTCCAACGCTTCGCGGCCGCGCTGCGTGTTGGCGAGGCGTCCTCGTACAAAGAGGCCGCGCGCGTCCTCGCGCATCTCCGTCCACACGCCGATCGGCTCTTCGGGGTCGTGCTGCCAGAGCATCGCGGGCAGTCGACGCTGCTCCTGCGCCTCGGCCAGAGTCCTGGCGAACGCGCCCGGCGCGACGACGTCGTCGTAGCTGTCGATGTTGTTGAACACCGAGCCGTAGCCCTCAACAACCCCTTCCGCGTCGGCCTTGATCTCGGCGACGACCATCATTCTTTTGTGCTCAATCTCACTCATTGCTTGCTCCACTTGGCGGGTCGCCGGCTTGCGTCATGTTCAACGGCTGCAAATACACATCGCCGTTGTTGATCGGGTTCAAGTCCTCGATGCGACGGATGTCATTCACGCTCAACCAGCCCCAATTCCGGCCGATCGCATACGCGTCGTATCGGCTCTTGAGGTCGGCTCGCAAAATCGCTTCGGGCGACAGTTTCGGGAAATAGATGTTCGGCGCAGTGACAAGGTCGCGCACGATTGACTGCTCCCAGCGCGTGATCCACGGCAGGATGCAGTAGCTCAAAAATTCGAGCCCTTGCTGCTCGATGTTGGAGAACGTCGCGCGCGATAGATCGCCGATCATGTGAGGCGGCACGCGAAAGAGACCTGCGATCTCGGAGCGCTGGAACTGTCGCGTCTCCAAGAACTGCGAGTCATCGGCCGAGAGCGTCAGGCGCTCAATCGCCATGCCTTCTTCAAGGAGTGCCGTGCGACGCGTGTTACCGACGCCCGAATACACGTTGTTCCAGTTGTCCTTGAGCCGCTCGGCGGCTTCTTTGGATAGCTTGCCGGGATGCTTGAGCACCACACCAGGCGTCGCATCGTTGCGGTAGAACCGCCCCGCGTACTCCTGCGTCGCATACGCCACGCCGATCGCATCGCGGCCTGAGTCGATCACACCGACCGGTTGCAGCCCATCGCGCGATCGATAGCGCACAGTGAAGATATCCTCGGCGGCGACCGGAATCTGCGCACCCGCTTGCGTCGTCACCGTGTACCGAAGCGACATGTCGTGCCTCTGCTCGACTTGGACGCGATCGGGATTGAGCGGGATCAGCTCATCAACGATATTCGACTCACGGCTGCGCCAGTTGATGAACGCGTAGCCCGCGCCTCGCAGTAACGCGTGCTCGGTGAGCATCTCGCGAAACTCTTGCGCCGTTTGCCACGGGTTCGGCCGATCGTGCAGCAAAATCTGAAGCGGATGCGTCGCGGCGCGCTCTCGCCCGCCGTCATCGAGCCGCCGGTACATGTTGAGCGGCAGCGAGCCGATCGTTTCGGCAATCACACGGACGCACGAATACACGGCCGCCACGCGCATCGCGTTGGTCTCGTTGACGTGCACCCCGCTCGCCGAGGTGGTGCCGTCGAGGCGATAGACCAGGCGGTCGAGCGCGTTGGAGCTGCTCTTGCGAAATAAGGTCGACCAAAACGACATCAGATCACCACCAATTCTGAGGATTCATAGGCGCTCGATGTATCGCCGACGGCGATTGAAGCGCGGGCAAACGCCATCAACAGGCAGACCATGCCGTCGATTTTGTCGGCGCTGCGCCGACGATCCGGCGCCATGTTCATATTCACGTCGCGACGCGGCACCAAGTTCGCGGCGTTCCAGGTCAACACGGGATCGTTGGCGAATCGAAATCGATCACCGATGTACGAACGCTCCAGCGCTTGCATCCCTGGTTGAAACGAGCGCGGCCCTTGGACGAACTGCACCATCGGCAGCCCTGCGGCCGTTAGGCGATTCGCAAAGTCGGTCGCGTTCCAGTTATCAAAGGCGATCTCGCGCGGTGCAAAGCGCGCCACATCCGCCATCACATCGCGCTCGACGATCGCGTAGTCAGTGACGTCGCCTTCGGTCTGCACGATGTGTCCGCTCTCAACCCACGCTCGGTACGGCACGCCGCCACGCTCGGTGCGTTGTTTGACGGCCGCCTCGGGCACCCAGTAGCGCCCGGCGGTGTACCAGATGCCATCTTTGAACCAGAGCATCCGCCACGCTGTCATGTCGCGCGTCGATGCCAAGTCAAACGCCGCCCAGCAAAGCCCGTCGCCGAGATTCGCCGGTTCAAACTGCGTGAGATCAAGCTCACGAGTCTCGCAGCGGTTCCACTTCGTCAGATCAACCCACGCTTGCGCGCTGGCCGACTGGCGATTTAGTCGCTTGATGCGAAACTCCGCGAGTGCTCCAGGCTGCGCTTTTGCTTCGGCTGCGTACTCGCGCATCTTCTCCAGCGAGACGGAGACACCAAGGAGCGGATTTGCTTTGATCCACTTGGTCTCGTCGAAGTCGTCGTCACCATCATCAAGCGCGTAGTACAGCGCCAGAAAGTGATCCGCCTCGACGAGCCCATCGAGCACTTGCTTCGCGAATGCCCGAACCTCATGCCACGGGCCAGGGTTCTCGTACCCTTCAGTCGTTGTGTACAAAAACAACGGGTTCTTGCGAGCACCCGCCGCCGAGCGCAGGACGTCAAACAGATCGCGAGTCTTGTGCGCGTGCAGCTCATCGAAGCAAAGCGCGCTCGGGTTCAAACCGTCCTGCGTCGAGGCCTTGGCGTTGATCGGCTTAAACGTCCCGCCGACCTCGTAGCGCGCGATCGCATTCGCGAAGGCTTCGAGCGTGAAGTGCTCGCGAAGCTCGGGGAGCTTCTCGACCATCCGCTTTGCGACGCTCCACACGATGCGAGCCTGATCGCCGGTGGTCGCCGCTGAGAGCACCTGCGGCCCAAGCTCCGGCTCCGTGCAGAAGACGTAGAGGAGGATCGCCGCTGCCAGTGCGCTCTTGGCATTCTTTCGAGCCACTGCGAACAGCGCGGTCGTGTATCGACGCGATCCGTCCGGCCTTCGAAAGCCAAAAAGCTGGCAGATGAAGAACACCTGCGCGGGCTCCAGCCGAATCGTCGGCGAATCCCACGCGCCCTCAACGTGCGGCAGTTGCTCGATAAACCAGCACGCTTGATTTGCCTGGTCGGCACTCCAGACGAACTTGCAGCCCTTCTTCTGGGCTCGCTTTAGATC